GCGTGATTTCGAGCCTTGCTGAACATAGCGCCGATCTCTTTATAGCCTATCTGACCGGTGTGCTGCATCTCTTGCGACATTATGAAAATAACGTAGTACCGACTCAAGACCTCACGCGCCTGCCTGCTCCGAACCGTGTAGAGATCCTTCTCACAGGTCACTGAAGAGACGCACTCACATGCGAGTTCAAAGAGCTGTGCTGGCGTCCTATTTGCAGCTGTGCGTAGAACGTCGAAGTCGGGAGAGACTGCCTCGGGCACGAGCTCAATGAGCGCCCTGCTCACCTCGTCCCGATATGCCTCAGCGAATAGCGGTTGAAGGTTTAACAGCACCAGCCGAGCTGTTTCGGACGGTAGCGCTTTTTTGAACTCTGCCAGTAACTGTCTGGCCGTATTTGATGAGGGTGTGAACATCGGAGTCGGTTATTTGTGCGAGACGCTTGTAGTACTTGAGCTGTATACTGTCCGGGTCTTTGAGCCAGCGGTACATAGTCCAGCGCGCAATCTTCATTCGCCGAGCAGCGAGCTCCTTCGTGCCGAAAAAATCGACTATAAAACTTTCGAGAGTCATGTCAGTAAGTTGTCAAGTTGTGAGCTGCAAAGATACACTCGCGGCGGTACATTTGTAAAGATATGCCTAAATAGTGCAACACGGGAAACCTTTGGAGCAACTTTTCAACACACACTACGCGCAGTGGCGCTCGAATGCTATACGGCTCGAGCGTGATACTACGCGAGGGGAAGACCTGCTCAGTGAGACACTGCTCAAGATATTCGAGAAGCACCGGGAGCAGGCCGAAGAGGTCGCCAGCCGTGGAAAGCTCTACGAGTATGTCAACAGATCAATCTACCTCATGAAGATAGGCAAACACACCAAATACCACCAGCTCTACAAGCGCTACGCGGCACAATGGTCGACAGAGACCAACGTCGCAAACCTTGAGCCGGAGAGGCCATGGCTGGGAGCACGACTGAACAACGAGTACGTCGACGCCTATATCTCAATGATGCCGGAGCTCGACGCTGTGGTCCTGCGCCTGTATGCCATGGACGACTTCAAGTACTCCACGGTCGCAAAAGAGACAGGCATCCCAACGAAGACCCTGTACAAACTAGTCGAGAACGCTATCACTAAAATACGAAACAATGTTCAAGCTCAACGTACCAGCGAGAGTCCGCATGGCTCGCATGAATGAATGCGGAAGGTGCAAGTTCTACAACGCGACACACGCATCTTGTGGCACACCTATGAACCTAAAGAGCCTTATCACGGGAACGCACGGCGGTCTTGTCGACGAGGAAGAGACCGAAGTCGAGGAAGAGCGCAAGGAGCTCAACGTCGTCAAGTACTACAAAAAGAAGGTACGACTCTGCGGATGCTACATAGGCGAAAAGTCAAAGTTCAGCTTCGAGTCGTGCCCTATAGGCAAGTGGGGCAAGTATCGACTCACCGACAGCGAGACCGACATACTCGAGGAGTTCATCATGTCGCTACCTAAGACGGGCAAGATGAGCAGCACAGAGGTCGACACCGTGATGAAGTGGTTTGAACGAGTCAGCGGCAGACCAGTGCGCAGATGCGACGACTGCGTTCGCGCTATGGTCAAGGAACTACAGCTCCAAATAGGCAACAAACAGACGACGCAAATATGAAACACAACGGACACACGTGCTACGTCGACAACGGCTACCTGTTAGTCTCCTGCCTCATGGAAGAGGAGGGGACATACGACGAGATCAGTGACAAGGTCCTTCGCGATCTTGCACTTCATCGCGAGAAGACCTACGAAGAGAGTCGCATCATGATACGCGTCGACAGCATAGCGGCAGTATACGACGCACTCACGCCGAACAGGAGCTTCATCGAACTCAAAAACGGCTACCAGCACCGCATCAAGGCGTCCTTTGATGAGCTGCGGAACATACTGATAACTGCATGAAGGAGTACGTCATATATGTGGCGACTATGGCCGTCGTGACTCTCCTCGTGATGAGTCTCATGGACCTATTGAGGCAAATAAAAAAACGCAAGTAACATGGACAGATTTGACACCGAGGACAGAAAAGAGGCCATGCTCGCAGCTCTCGAGTACTCGCTCGGGAACGTCATGGAGGCGTGTAAAAAAATGAAGGTCGCAAGACAGTCTCACTACAACTGGCTCGACGCAGATGAGTACTATAAGACACGAGTCGAAGAGATCAAGGAGATGCGCCTCGACTTCGCGGAGGGGGCGCTCATGGAACTCATCAAAGAGGGCAACGTCGCCGCGACTATTTTCTTTTTGAAAACACAAGGCAAGCGACGCGGCTACATAGAGCGGCAGGAAATCACTGGAGCAGAGGGTGCTCCTATTATCGAAATCATTGGGAACATATAACCGAAAAAAGTCAATTATCAGATGAGAGTCGAAATCCCAAAAACGCTAGACGACGTCACGCTACGCACCTACTCGCTATACATGAAGGGAGCGAACGAGGTCGAGCGTATCTGTGCATACACAGGACTCAAAAAAAGCATAGTCGAGCAGTGGACCTACCCGGCAGTCAACACCGCCCTCGAGCTTATCGATAAGAGCGCGGCTACCTGCACACCTATACACTCGCCAGTCTTCCGTCTGGAGGGTCAGCTCTTCGGCTTCATTCCAGACATGGACGCCATGACTATGAGAGAGCACGTCGACGCGGAGGCATGGGCAGGGGAAGTATGGAAGGGGTCGACGGTGAACTGGAGCTTCATGCCGCAGCTCATGGCTGTGCTCTTCCGACCGGTGAGCGCTCAGCTGGGCGAGTACTATGAGATCAAGAAGTACAGCATGGAGGAAGCGAAGAGATACGTCGAGGTGCTGAAGGGCATGCGCATGAGTCAGGTGCAAGGGGCGCTGGTTTTTTTTTCGACTATCGCACGCGACTGCGTGACAAGTACGCTCGAGGAGGAGCTGACGACGGCGCTGACGGAGATGAGGGAGAGATAGACTTGACGCCCGACGGTCTCGACCGTTATGGCTGGCTTCACATACTTGAGATACTCAGCACGAACGACGTGACGAAGTTCGACATGGTCCTCGACCGAAACATATACGAGATATACACACACCTCAGCTACCTGCGAGACTACAACGCCGAGAAGCTAAGACACCTTAAAAAGATAAGACGCACCCATGTTTAACAATATCAGCTACAACGTCGTCGTGGAACGCTTCAAGGTGTTCGCCGAGGGCCACTTTTTGATCAAGCGCTTCACGCATGGACAGATCGACCAGACAGATCTCGACAAAGACCAGCAGTTCCCGTGGATGCACCTCGCACCGGTGGAGGTACGTGCTGCCGCAGGAGCTCGAGTGTTCACTTTCGACGTCGTCTTCGCAGACATACCTCGAGATAAGGAGGACAAAACAGACTACCAGAAGGAGTCGATCAGTGACTGCATACGTCTAGCGGAGGACCTTATCAGCGAGATACAGAACGGCCTCACCGTGTTCGGCGATCTTGTCGAAGTGGACGGCGAGAGCTCGATCACTCCCTTCATTGAGGAGTGGACTCACACACTCAGCGGCTGCACTCTAGCGATCAGCCTCAGCGTGCCGAACAACTACGACGCTTGTGACATACCTGCGGACTGGAGCTTCGGCGGTAGTGGCTCGGGCACACCTCCGACACCTATCACGTCGCTCGTTCTACGCGTCAACAACGTCGACAACGTGGTGCAGAACGTGCTCGACCTCATCGACGGCGACGACGTCACAATCGAGGACCTCGGCGACGGAAGGGTACGGGTCAACAGCACAGGAGGAGGAGGAGGTGGCACACTTGTGAGCACGGCTTACAACGCAAACCACACAACCGCGACAGGCAACCAGTACGCAGTCGGCGACCGTGTGTGGTACAATGGTAACGTGTACGCGTGCATCGCAGCGAACGACGCGATACTTCCAACGAATGCGACGTACTGGAGTCTCCTCGGCGCAGGCTTCCGACTAAGACAGTCACCGGTCGACTACAATGCGACGACGGGCGACTTCCAGATACTCAACAAGCCGACTATTCCAACAGCGACCAGTCAGCTGACCAACGACAGCGGCTTCATAGTGATCGGCGACGTGCCTCCTCAAGTGAACAGCGACTGGAATGCGGTCTCGGGTGTCGAGGAGATACTGAACAAGCCAACACTGGCGACGGTAGCAACGAGCGGACAGTACACCGACCTGCTCAGCTTGCCGACTATACCAACGCAGCTCGACGACTTGACCGACGTGTTCATCAATGCAGGCACTCTGGCGAATGGTCAGTCTCTCATCTACGACTCCGGGAGTGGCTACTTCAAAAACGACGACCTCCCCGGAGGCGGTACGGTGACAAGTGTCGGCCTCACAATGCCTGCCGCTTTCACCGTCGTCGGCTCACCTGTCACGACGTCGGGAACTTTGGCCGTGACTGGAGCAGGAAACGGAGCGCAATATGTCGACGGGACTGGAGCACTTCAGACCTTCCCGAGTGTAGGCTCGGGCACGGTCACGAGTGTAGGCTTAACAAGCTCGACGAGCGGCGTGACGGTTGCGTCTTCACCAGTCACAACCAGCGGAAACATAACCCTAGCAATAGCAACCGCGACGACTTCGCAGAATGGACTATTGAGCTCGACCGACTGGACTACATTCAACAGCAAGCAAGCGAGCATCGGACTCACGACTGTAGGGACTAATCTGGCAACGCTTCCGAACCCTAGCGCGGTGAGATACCTGCGCATCAATGCCGACAACACAGCGACGGCTCTGACTATAGAGCAGCTGCGCTCTGACATAGGTGTCACAAACGGAGGCTACGCGGTCCTCTCTTCCGACTTCACGACGGTAGGCGTGGCCTTCCAAAACGTGACGGGTCTGTCCTTCGCGGTAACGGCAGGCAAGACGTACAAGTGGCGAGCGACTATACTCATGCAAGCAACGGCGGTCACTAACGGCACACTGAGCACGAACGGACCAGCTGGTACATCGACGTACCGCTTCACGGGAGGACTAGGTGTGAGCACAAACAACGTGAACAACGGCAACGCAAACAACCAGACGAACTCGCAAGCGGTCTCGCTCTCTCTTCGCATCGCATCGGCTGACGGCATATACTCAGCCACAGCCAGTGGGACGGTGAGTATATCAGTCGTGTCAACTGTCGCCGCCGCGATCACTATCAAGACGGGGAGTATAATAGAGTACGACGAACTAATATAAGAATGGCCAGACCTGTTGAATATACAAGACTTTACGAGCTGCTCGACGACTTCGGTCGCGGAGTAGTGGAGAACGCCGTGTCGAACGTGCGGATCATTCGCAAGATAGGAGGCAAGAGCAGACGACGGACGGCGAGCGGCACACTTGCAAAGAACCTGCGCTTCGACCGCAAGCTCACAGGACGCAGTTCGTATCTCTTCTTTTACGCAGGAGGCGAGGCTTCGGTATACGGTGACTTCATCGAGCAAGGTGTCAACGGCACGCAGAAGAGGTGGGGAAGTCCGTACAGCTACAAGGGGGGGAAGATACCTATCTCCCCTATTCTCAAGTGGATCAAGACTAAGGGCATCAAGCCGCGAAACGTGGACGACGAGAACGTGATGAAACGGTCGCAGTTCACGAATGCGGCGAAGGAGTCGGCGAAGCAACCCAAAAAGAAACCGCTCACAAAAGAGGACCTTCTCCTGCGCATGGCTGTCCGCATGGCGAAGAGCATAAGCAAAAAAGGCATAGAGCCGATCTTCTACTTCCGCGACGCTATCGAGACGGAGCTCGACAAGAGAGACGACGACTTCCTCGCAGCAATCGAGGAGGCTATCAGTATAAGAGTCGAGACAGCATTCAACCCAACCAAAAAATTTCGTACATAGTATGGCTATCACAATAAGCGACCAACCCAACGCATGGAGTCCACGAGGTCAGCGCTTGCTCTTCTACTTGACAAGCACAAACACGGCACAGACAGGCTTCCGCGTGAAGGCTACGATCAATATAAACTCGACCGGACAGATATACACCTTCCTCTTGTCGACTGACCCCTACGGCGGCCTCATCTATGACCTCGGGAGTCTGGTCTCTCTTCGTAACTACGAGGACGATCCGGACATTCATGCGTACACAGGTCAGAGCGAAGAGCCACAAGGGAGCGCATGGGAACGCTACGCCGTAACTTTTCAGGAATACTGGACAGTGGACGGAGTGCTCACGCCTCAAGGCTCACCGACTGGCAGCATTAGTATATTAGTCGTGAACGGATACTACCAGATGAGAGACGGCTACAAGCCGAGCGCAAACATCGGAAGCATAGACGTCAAGTACGCACTCACCTCGGGCGCTAACAGTAGAGCTATGAGCGACCGCTTTGCAGATACGCACACGTGGCAGATGCTCCGCAGCGCATACGTCGGTACGCCCTTCTCTCAGAGTATCTACATCCCATGCCGAGAGGCTGACTACGGCCAGCTGTTCATCCCTGTGACAGACACCTACCTCACAAGCAACGACGTCGACAAGTGGAGGATCACTTTATACGACAGCGCAGGAGCTTCTCACGTATACACTAGCGCCTCTTTGTCTGCGTACTATGTGACCTCTCTCGGCGTCTACCCAGCCAACTTGAACGACGACGGCGCAGTCACTGCGAAGCCTGAAGACTACCCCGGCTGGCGGTACTATTTGCTCGAGTTTATTAGCTCGGCCTCGTTAGTGCGTGCGGTCCGCTACGTGTTCTATAACGCGGAACTTTATGGACAGTCAGACTGCCGCTTCACACCGGTGAGACTCGGCTGGGTAAACTCGCGAAGTGGGTGGGACTACTTCAACTTCATCAAGAGGAACGAGGTCACAAATAACATCGAGCGCAAGCAATACAAACAGACGCGCTGGAGAGCGAGCTCGCCGTTCTACCTATCGAGCGACCGCGTGCTCACAGATCGCGAGACTCTTGTGACGCAGACGCTGAGCGTGACGTCGG